GTCAAAGGTATGCTGATCGGCAATGCCAAGGGCTATACCAAGCTGGTCATGGCGCGCTTCCGGGAGATTGGCTACCGCCCGCAACTGTTCCTGGTCAACGCTGCCGACTGTGGCGTCCCGCAACGGCGCGAGCGGGTGTTCTTCTGCGCTATCCTGGACGACATCAAGGCGCCGCCGCTCAAGCTGGCGCCGCGGCATCGGTGGATTAGCGCGGGGGAGGCAACGGCGGATTTGCAGGTTTTGACTGACGCAGAGCGCAAAGATACGCGCCCTGTCGATAGTGCCACGCGATTTTGGAAGCATACCGAAAAAGGCAATACGTTTAGCCGTTATGTGCAAAAAACAGAAAACAGGAATGCCTTTTTTTCACACTGGCGGTTAAATGAAAAACAGTCGGCTCCTACTCTGCTTGCCGAACATGCAAAGATGCATCACTGGGATGAATGCCGTCAGCTCACCTTCCGCGAATGGAAGCGACTAGGCTCCTTCCCTGACGACTACCACGCCAAAACCGACAAGATCGGCAAATACATGATCGGCATGAGCGTGCCGCCGAAGATGACCGAGGCCGTGGCGCGGGCGGTGATTGATCAATGGCTGCTGCCTAAGTCTTGATGTCAGTCACCCCCGCCCCCGACATCATCCCCGAGATCCGCCCCGGCCGGGGTGGCGCGCGGCCGGGTGCGGGGCGGAAACCCAAGTCACCCGATGCCACCGATCCCTATTCCATCCTCGCCAAGGCCAAGGCCAAGAACGAAAGCTACAAGGCCGAGCTGACCCTGCTTGAGTACCGCCAGCGGGTCGGGGAGCTGATCCCCAAGGATGAGGTGGCGGCCGCCTGGGCGGAGAACGTCGCCATTGCCAAGGGCCGCCTGCTGGCCCTGCCGTCGCGGGTCTCCGGCGAGGTGCTGCGCCTCAAGACCCAGCGCGAGGTGGAGGAGACCATCAAGGCCGCCATCGTCACCATCCTGGAGGAGCTGGCCGGTGGCCAAGCCGCTTGACGAGCCGGGCTACCTGAGCGGTGGCCACGCCGCCCTGGCCGCCCTCTACCGCGATACCTGGCAGCCATCCTGGCGCCCGCCGCCGCGGCTGTCGGTGTCGGAATGGGCCGGGCGCTACCGCTACCTGTCGCCCGAGGCCAGCGCCGAACCGGGCCTGTGGAACAATGCCCGCGCCCCGCACCTGGTGGCCCCCATGGACCGCCTCAGCCCGACCTCGCCCACCGAGCGGGTGGTGCTCAAGTTCAGTTCACAGTCGGGCAAGAGCGAGGCCCTGCTGTGCTTCATCGGCTACATCATCGACCTCGACCCCGGCCCCATCCTCGCCATTCAGCCCAACGTCACCCCGATGGGCGAAGCTTTTTCCAAGGACCGCATCAAGCCCATGCTGCGCGACTCGCCCTCGCTGGCGGCCAAGATCGGCGGCCCCAAGGGGCGGACCAGCGCCCAGACCATCCTGCACACCTCCTTCCCCGCCGGGCATCTGACCATTGCCGGGGCCAATTCACCCGCCGGTCTGGCCTCGCGCCCGATCCGCTACCTGCTGTGCGACGAGCTGGACCGCTGGGAGATCACCAAGGAAGGCGATCCCCTGCTGCTGGCACGCAAGCGCCTGCAAACCTTCCGCGCCCGGCGCACGGCCAAGGAGCTGATCGTCTCCAGCCCGACCTACGACGACCTCGGGATCTGCGCTGAATATGACCGCTGCGGCCAACGCTGGGAGTGGCATCTTGCCTGCCAGCACTGCGGCGCCCGACAGTTCCCGCGCTTCAAGCACTTCCACCACGACGGCGACCCCAAGGGACTGCGCTACATCTGCGAGGCCTGTGGCGCCGAGCATCCCCTGGTGGAGGCCGATGCCGTCAAGGCGTCCGGGGCCTGGGTATGCGTGCAGGATGGGCCGGAGGACAGCATCGGCTACTGGTTTAACCAGTGGGCCAGTCCCTTCGCCCGCTGGGACGACACCCTCCAGGAGTGGCTGGACGCTGGCACCGACCCCGCCCGGCGTCAAGCGGTCGTCAATACGGTGTTTGCCGAACCCTGGGAAGGTGAAGGCGAGAAGATTGAACCCAGCTTGCTCAGTCAACGCGGCGAAGATTGGGGCGAGACGATACCCGCGCGCATCATTGCCATTACGATTGGCGCGGACGTGCAGGGCGACCGACTGGAAGTGGAAACAATCGGCTGGGGGCCGAATAATGAGAGCTGGTCACTGGCCTATGATGTGCTACCAGGCGAACCGACCAGCGATGAAGTGTGGAACGACCTGCTGGATCTCTATCGCCAGTCATGGCCCCGCGCGGATGGATCAACCTTGCGCCCGGTGGCGCTGTGCGTAGATGCGGGCTATGCCACGCAGCACGTCTACTCCTTCGTCAAGCGGGCGCGTGAGCGCGGCATTGTGCCCATCAAGGGTGTTGCCGGTATGGCGCGCGATCAAATCACCGGCGATCGGAGGCAACGGCTCAAGCGCATTGCGCAACGCATGCGCGATGGACGGCCACCGGAGATCCTCGGGGTCGATAGCATCAAAAGAACGATCTTCCATTATCTGAGCGCCGCGCCGGGGAATACCGGCTATTGCCATTTCCCGCATGGGCGCAGTGAGGAATACTACCTGCAACTCACCGGCGAGCGGCTCATGGTCATCAACCAGCGTGGCAAGCGACCCGAGCGGCGGTGGGTGCCGATTCATCCCGCGGTGGAGGCCCTGGACTGTCGCGTGTATGCCTATGCCGCCCTGCTGTTGTCTGGCCTGGAGCTACGCGCGCCACAGGCCCCCAGGAGCGCGCCCGAGGAGCGGGCAATAGAAGCACCAACCGAGGCCGCGCCACCGCCGCCTGTGGCCGCGGAGCGCGTGCCAGCCGTAGCCAGGCCGGGACGTGGTGGCCGGCGTAACTTCGCGACTAGCTGGCGATGAATTTCGCGGATCTCGCCGGCATCATCAAGCGCCGTCTGCCGCCAGACTTGGCTGAGATGCTATGCCAGGCAATCTGTGATGAGGCCGCCGGCGAGCGGGTGTATATCCCCGCCCGCCCTGAAAAGCCGGAGGATCTGGTACTGCCGACCGATACGCCCGCCAGGGTGCAGGCTAGGCATCAAGTCACCCGGCGGACGGCTTATCGCTGGTGTGAGCGGTGGCGTTAGTCCGTCGGCAAGCCAAGCCAGGTTAAGACTTCCTTGTGAGTCACTTTGCCGTAGTTCGGTGTCAACACCCTAAGCAAAAATATTTTTGCTTCCCCTCCAGAGGAACCTAAGCTGCGAAAATCGCGACATTTTTGAACAAAAATGTCACCGCGCGTGGGGTATCCTCGCCGGTATGACCGTAGCTATCGCCACGATTGAACCGAAAAGCGCCCGTTCCGGGGATACCTGGCAGTGGTCCCGCTCATTCGCGGACTACCCGGCGCCCACCTGGGTGTTGACCTACACGCTCTTCAACGCCGCCACGAAGGTCTCGATTGTCGCCGCCGCGGATGGCACCGAGCATGCGGTAACCGTTTCCGCCGCGACGACCGCCAATTACACCGCCGGGCGCTATGAGTGGATCGCCTCCGTCGCTTCCGGCTCTGAGCGCTACCAGATCGATGCCGGTGTTATCGACATCCTGCCCAACGTCGCGGCGCTATCGAAATACGATGGGCGCAGCCATGCGCGCATCATGCTTGATGCGATTGAAGCGCTCCTTGAATCGCGCGCATCTTCCGGGGATCTGGACCTTGTGATGGGCGCTTTCTCCGATCGCCGCTTGCAATACGACATGGCCGGACTGCGCAAACTGCGCCAAGAGTATGCCGCCATCGTCGCCTCTGAAGATATGGCCGCCGCGCGCGCACGGGGTGAAAAGGCCGGCATGGTGCAGGTACGCTTCCGATGAGCGCGTCCGCCAAAATCATCCGTCATCCGGCGCAACTCAAGCGGGCTTTTGAATCCGCGGGTATCCATCCCGCCCTGTCCGCCTGGGTCAGCGCCGCCATTCCGCCCGATGTCGATATCCGAAATAGCCTGCGGTCATTGCGCGCCCGCTCTCGCGACGCGGCGCAGAATGACGACCACATGGCGTATTTCCTGCGCCTGGTCGAGTCTAACGTCATTGGCCGACAAGGGATCGTCGTCCAATCCCGCCCAAAATTGCTCTCCGGCAATTACGACAAGTCATCCGCCAGCCGTATCGAGTTCGCCTGGGCTGAACAATGTCAGCGTGGAGTCTGGGATTCCTCCGGGCAACTATCCCGCGATGCCTTCGATCGCCTGGCCGTGCGCACGGTGGCCATGGATGGTGAATGCCTGATCCGCATCCATGATCTGGACGCCGATAGCCCGACTGGCTTCAGCGTTGAATTGATCGACCCCGAAGCGCTTGATATGGATTACAACGCGGAACTTCCCAACGGCAATAGCATCCGCATGGGCGTGGAGATGACCCGCCGCCGCCGTCCGGTGGCGTATCACCTGCTGGAAGAAGCGCCGAATCCCTATAACGGCTATCAGTCCGGCGCCAAGCGTGAGCGCGTCCCCGCCGCGGAGATGATTCACGTCTACTTGCCCGAGTGGGCGTGGGG